ACTCCTGATGTAGAAGAAATTACTAATGCCAAAGCATAAGTTTCGTTCTAATTCAGAGTACAATACCTATTGCTTCTTAAAAGAAAATAAGGTATCATTTAAATACGAAAAGCTAATCATAAATTATGAATGGCTAGAATCCAAAAAGTATATTCCTGATTTTGTATTAAGTAATGGGATTATCCTAGAGGTAAAGGGAAGGTTCGTACTAGAGGACAGAAAGAAACATCTGTTTGTAAGAAAGCAGTGTCCTCATTACGACATTCGATTTGTCTTTGATAATCCCAATAGGAAGCTATACAAAAATGGAAAGATGACTTATGCTACTTGGTGTGAGAAGAATGGATTCAAGTATTGCAAATTCAGTGATGGGATACCAAAAGAATGGATAACAAAGTAAATACAAATTTAAACTTTGTTGTTGAGGAAGATGTCTTTAGAGAAAGAACAACTCCTGAACAAACATTATATATGTGTGTCATTCTTCAGGCATTACTTGATGCGACTAAACCTTCTTACAAGGGTGAGCCTGAGACATCCTCACTTGAAAGAGACAGGGCAAAGGCATGGTTCTTTGCATCTGTAGGTGTTACCTCAGAAGATTTTAAAATGGTATGTGACTATGCAAACATTGACCATAATTATATGAGAGAGTTTGCATTTAAAGTTTTAGAATCAGGTGAAGTAGAATATACAAGAAAACGAATCAACGCAGTGTTAGGACATTAAAATGAAAAGTAACTTACTACCAACAGACTATCAAAACTTTATTGCTTTATCTCGCTATGCAAGATGGAAGGAAGACGAACAAAGAAGAGAGACTTGGACAGAAACTGTCTCAAGATATTTTGACTACATGCAGGGATTGCATAGTAAAACTTTAACAGATTCTCTTAGAAAGAAACTAGAACAAAAGATACTAGGTCTAGAAGTTATGCCTTCTATGAGGGCATTGATGACTGCAGGACCTGCTCTTCAGAATTGCAATGTAACTAGCTACAACTGTAGTTACATACCTGTAGACTCACCTAGAGCCTTTGACGAGTGTATGTACATTCTTATGTGTGGTACAGGTGTAGGCTTCTCTGTTGAAAGAAGTAATGTTGACAAACTACCTATTGTTAATGAGCATTTTGAAGACAGCACTACAGTTATAAAGGTTGCTGACTCTAGACCAGGTTGGGCAAAAGCTTTGAGAGAGTTAATTGCTATGTTATATGTAGGTCAGATACCTACAATAGATGTATCTGAAGTAAGACCTGCAGGAGCTAAGTTAAATACTATGGGTGGTAGAGCATCAGGACCTGAACCTTTCCTTAATCTATGTAAGTTTACTATAGATAAGTTTAAAGATGCAAAAGGCAGAAGACTTTATCCTATTGAGTGCCATGATATTATGTGTAAGATTGGACAGGCAGTTGTTGTAGGTGGTGTAAGACGTTCTGCCCTTATCTCTTTGTCTAATTTAAATGATGACCAAATAAGACATTGTAAGTCAGGAGAGTGGTGGGATATACCTGAAGAAAATATAATAAGAAATGGTCAAAGAGGTCAAGCCAATAACTCTGTTGCCTATAGAGATAAACCTAACATAGGAACATTTATGAAAGAATGGTTGTCTCTATATGAATCTAATTCAGGTGAGAGAGGTATCTTCAATAGACAGGCAGCAAAAAACAAAGTCAAAGAAAATGGTAGACGAGATGCTGACCATGAGTTTGGTTGCAATCCTTGTAGTGAAATTATTCTAAGACCTTATCAGTTCTGTAACCTAACTGAAGTTGTTTGTAGAGAAGGTGACACTATAGAATCTCTAAAACAAAAAGTAGAAGTTGCAACAATATTAGGAACACTTCAATCAACACTTACTAACTTTAAATATTTACGTAAGATATGGAAACAGAATACAGAAGAGGAAAGACTGTTAGGAGTTTCTCTTACAGGTATACTTGACTGTCCTTTACTTACACCTCGCAACATTACATTAAAAGATACACTAGAAAATCTAAAGAATGTTGCAGTAGAAACAAATAAAAAGTATGCCAAGATGTTAGGTATACCTCAGTCAACTGCAATTACTTGTGTCAAACCTAGTGGTACAGTTAGTCAGTTGGTTGATAGTGCATCAGGTATTCATGCAAGACATAGTGAATACTACATAAGAACTGTAAGAGCAGGGAACACAGACCCACTCACACAGTTTATGAAAGATGCAGGCATTCCTTCAGAACCTTCTGTAGGTATTGAACACGAAACCACAACTGTGTTTAGCTTTCCTACTAAGTCTCCTGAAGGTGCAATAACTAGAACTGAAATGACTGCTATTGAACAATTAGATTATTGGTTAATCTTTCAGAGACATTGGTGTGAACACAAACCTTCTGTAACTATATCTGTTAAGAAGGATGAGTGGATGGAAGTAGGAGCATGGGTTTATAAAAACTTTGATGAGGTATCAGGCATTTCCTTCCTTCCTTTTTATGACCATGTATATAAGCAAGCACCTTACCAAGATGTAGAAAGAGAAGAATACTTGGAGTTAAAAAATATAATGCCTAAGTCTATTGATTGGTCTAAATTATCAGACTACGAAAAAGAAGATACAACTACAGGCAGTAAAGAGTTTGCTTGTGTTGCAGGTTCGTGTGAGATAGTGGACATAACATAATGGGGAATGAACTTGATTGGTGGCAGTGGTGGTTGTTAATTGCAATCACCATTAACACTTGCATAAACTCAATAGTATTCTTTAAGGGAAGAAAGGTATTCAAGAAAAATAATGTCAACACTAATAGCTAACCTACCTTCAAACAAAGTATGGGTAAGAAAAGAATATCTAAGAGACTTCAAGGATGGTCATGGAGAATTTGTAGAAGGTAACTGGGTGACTGCTAAGTCAATACCTGGAAGAGCCTTCTACTTTGAAACATATCTTCCTAAGTATGGTGCATTGTTTGACAAGCTTCCCATCTCTGCATTCCTGTCCAAGCCTAAGTTACCTGACCCTGATATGCCACTTAACAATTTACAGTTTTGGAATTGTATGGACTATGGTGTAGTCAACATACATAAACAGTTTATCTCCACAATGGACTACGAAATTTTAACACATGACTTTGGAACTGTCAAGGGATTTTATATCTGCACCCTTGATAACTACCATCCCTTTGCAGATGAAATAGACTACAGCACAAGTGAAGTGCCTGAAGAGCATAAGTCTTTTAATTTAATTGAACTTGTGAATGGACAGTATGCTCTCTATCCCAATAACAGAATGAGAGTCTATGATAATTCCCTCACACCTGAAGAACCTTTGAAGCCTGATTTTAAAGTAAGTACAGAGTACTACCAAGTAGAAAACGAAAAGAATAAAAGGCTTGGAGATACTGACGAGTACTTTTATTAAAAAGTCCTTGACTCACTATTCAATATATATTATAATTCCTATAGAAGAAATCTTCTGGTAATGGAAAGGAGTATACTATGTCAGACGATAAGATTAAAAAACTTGAAGAAGAAATAAAATCTAAACAAAAAGAAGTGGAAGACTTAAAGTATGGTGACTTAAAATCTGCATGGAAAGAGTTTGAAGCTGCTTCTGAAATTGCAACTCAAAAATATAATAAGTATAGAGATATTGCAAAAGAAAAGTATGGAGCAACAACTGTCATGCCTAATCACTTTAATTTAATTGACCAATTTTTTAAGTGGTAAAAATGTTTACTAGTAGAAGACCTGTTATATATGTAGGGTATGACCCTAAAGAACATATTGCTTTTGAGGTATTAAAATTTTCAATATAAAAGTATACCCATAAATATGATATCATTCCCCTTGAACAATCATCCCTACGTTTATCAGGTCTCTACAAAAGAACTTACTTTCTTGATGACCAACATCAGAAGATAGACTCTTCAGACAAGAGACCTTTCAGTAGTGAGTTTACATTTACAAGATTCTTAATACCTTTTATTAATCTTCATAAAGGTCTTGCTATTTTTATGGATTGTGATATGTTGTTAAGAGCAGACATAACAGAAGTCTTTGAAGAGTATGGACAGTTTGATGAGTATGCAGTCTCTGTTGTTAAGCATGAGTACAAGCCTAAAGAAATTTTTAAAATGGACAATCAAATACAGACTAATTATAATAGAAAGAATTGGTCTAGCTTTATACTATGGAACTGCGAACACCCTGCCAACAAAAGACTTACAATCAAGGATGTTAATGAACAGTCAGGTAGATGGCTACATAACTTTAGTTGGCTAGAAGATGAAGAGATAGGTTCTATCCATCCTAAGTGGAACTTCCTAGATGGATGGACTGATGAATCAATAAACCCATGTAATGTACATTTTACTACAGGTGGTCCTTGGTTTGACAGTTGGAAACCAAAGAGACTATGTGATGCTCACTACGCAGGTGAGTGGGATACACTACACAACTCATACAACTCAAGAATATTACCAAAGGAAAATTAATATGTATACATTCGTAACTTCTTTCAGCGAGGAAGGATATAATACCTATGCAAAAGAAATGCTTAAAAGTGTGGCAGAAAAATGGAATCCAAAACATTTTAAACTATATGCTTACTACCATGATTTTGACATTGAAAAGGTTGACCATCCTACTTCTTCTAGCATTGTATATATACATCTTAATGATGTAAAAGAAATGACTGACTATCGTGAGAAGATGAAGAAGCATGATGGTACTGAAGGTGGAACAATGCCTTACAACTGGAGACTAGATGCAGTCAAGTGGTGTCATAAAGTGTATGCCCTAACTGACAGAGCCTTCAAGATGATGGAAGAAAATAAGAACCCTGAAGAACCTCAGTGGTTAGTATGGCTTGATGCAGATACAGTTACTACAAAGAGACTAGATAAATCTGCAGTTGACAAGTGGTTACCTAACAAAGCAAGTCTTGTACATCTAGGAAGAAAAGATGTTGACTACAGCGAAACAAGCTTCATGGGTTTTAACTTACAGTACCATGATGCCTGTTCAATACTTGCAGACCTAAGAGGTTGTTATACAATAGGTGAAACTATTTCGTACAGAGAATGGCATGATGGTTTTATATTTGAAAGACTTCTTAATATCTACAAGGCACATGGTATGGTAGTCAACAATCTATCAGAAAATTGTAAAGGTCTTACTGCCTTCATGCAGTCACCTCTTTCAGAATACTTCATACACTACAAAGGTAATCTAAAAAACAAAAAGAATACTCTTGCACAGGATGTAAAGTTACCTAGATATAGACAGCTTGCAGATATTATAAGACACTACAAACCTAAAACACTTACTGAAGTAGGTACATGGAATGGTGGCAGAGCTATAGAAATGGCACTTGCAGCCTTTGAATACACAGACAGGTTTACATATTTTGGTTTTGATTTGTTTGAAGAAGCAACTGCTCTTACTGATGATATAGAAATGAATAGTAAGAAGCATCATACAATAGAGCTTATTGAAACAAGACTAAATCAATTCAAAGAAAAAATGAAAGAGAAGAATAAAGAATTTATATTTAAGCTTTACAAAGGTGACTCTAAGATTACACTAAAGAAAAATAAGTTAGCTCGTAATGTTGACTTTGCTTTTATAGATGGTGGTCATTCATATGAAACTGTAAAGGCTGACTATAATAATCTAAAGAAAGTTCCTATACTTGTGTTTGATGATTTCTTTTCTGAGGATGAGTTTGGACAGAAGCCTTTAGAAAAAAATATGGGTGTTAATAAATTACTAAAAGAAATAAAAGCATATGGTAAAGTTGTTCTTCCCTCTAATGATAAAGTTCTAGGTGGTGGTAGAACACATATTGCTTTTGTTGCTAACAGTAAGAAGGTAGAAAAACTACCTGATGAAATTACTCGTATGCCTATTGTGGTTACACCTAAAGACTCAAGACCAAAGGATGAAATATTTGTAAACATAAAAGAAAATAAAAAGTTAATTAAAGATTTTAATTGGTTGAAGCATGGTAGAATACATAATGAAACTGCCCTTATTGTTTCAGGTGGTTCAAGCACAGACTTTAACTTACTAAAAAAGAAAGCTAGAGAACCTAACACTAAAATCTTTTGTGTTAAGCACAGCTATCCTAAATTACTAGAACATGGCATCAGTCCTTTTATATGTTCTATACTTGACCCAAGACCTATCACAGGCACAAGTACTCATGGTGTAGTAAGAAAAGATTTATTTAAAAAGATAAACAAGGACACTATCTTTCTTGTAGCTTCTATGACTGACCCTTCAGTTACTAAATACCTTATAAAAAAAGGTGCAAATATTAAAGGTTGGTCTGCCTACTCTGAAGCACTAAGAGATAAGACTGTCAAAGATAAACTTAAAATTGCTAAGGATACAGGCATAGAAGAAGGAGAAACATTGGTATCAGGTGGAACTTGTGCAGCCATGAGAACAATATCCATTGCTCACATACTTGGCTTTAGAAACTTTGAGTTATTTGGTTTTGACTGCTCAGTTCCTGAAGTAACAGAAGAAATGAAAAAAGAAAAAACTTCAGGTAAACCTAAATACTTTAAAGTAGAAACCAATGGAGAATACTTTTGGACTACAGGAGAGTTGCTTGCAATGGCACAGGACTGTGAGAAACTATTTGATGATAAGAATATGGACATGTCTCTCAAGGTTCATGGTACTAACACACTAGTTTCTGAAGTGTGGAAGAACTCTTTGAAGGCAAAAGAAAAATACTACTACGAGATGATTGACAATGCTGCTTAAAGAAAA